GGGCTGCCATCTCGTGAGAAGAGAGACCGAATGTGCGATACGCATCTTGTATTGACTTAGCAAGAGCGTAAAATACAAGGCTTTCAAGCTCAAACGTAAACCCGTTACCCATTGATGAAATCATCGCGTTGGAATGCGATGCTCCATCAATGAAAGTTTTGGGACTACGGAGTGCCATCAGAAGCTGGAACCAGTCAGGAGAGACAAGTTGTCTCACCAGTTCTACCGTTAAGCTATCGCTAGCGGAAGATAGGTCGATCGTAGCAAGCTGACGTTTGTAAGCTAGCTGCGCTAGACGCTGATTCCGGGTTTGATCATTAAGATTAACCCCGAAACGCTTCAGCCTCTCACGAATGTGGTTTCCCACAGACTTTTGGCAGTACAGATTAAGATCAGGTTCCTTACAAGCAACCCGATCGATCTCTGCATTCTTCGGTACCGTAAACAGGATGTTCCCTTTAACAAGACGAGGATCATTAAAGCCCTCGCTTGCTATCTCCCTCCAACCTGGAAACACGCGTCCGAAATCGGACATGTGCAATAGGCGGAGCAGAGATGGGGTAGCATCCATGCGCTCGGTGAACTTACGCGCAAGATTGTCAAGAGAACGTCGTTTCGAAGTACTCGCTCCGCTGGTGAAACCACCGCCTTCTATGAGAAAGTCGGCGAGGGCATCATCTGTTGGGCAGGTACCTAGAACGCGAGCTACGATTGTACGTGCTTGGAATAGTAAATCCCAAGCTGACAATTTGATAGCTGGCACGTAGACTCCATTCACCGTCTGATTAGGCGTTAGCTTTATCATAGGGTTCGTGGAAGTTATACGTGCGTTCGTTCTCCGATTGCGCGACTCTACGCCTAGCCACTTTACGATTGCGGCTTGGCGCCGATCCTCTGGGGTCACCTTACCGTTCGGATCATTATACTTGGACAGAAGATGTTTGTCCAAGTAATGAACGGCTGCAATAGGAATCTCAGCGTCACCTCTCCACACATCCCGATCGCTCGGGGAGTGTTTAGAGATATAATGCTGACATGCCCTATTTAGGTGCCACACTAGGTCGTCCGAGATCTCTCGAAAGTTTGAACCGCGGAGTTTACTCTCACGTTTAGACATATGGATTCCTTCCATAGAGAGAATTTCTACGTACGCGTTATTGCATACGTAGTAGTCTGCGTCCGTTAGGGGTTAAGTACCCCAAACGGTTTGTGCTTTCACAACAGTGTCATGCACAAGCGGCTTGGTTGTCGCAAACGCAGACTGGAACATGCCGACGACATCGTTGC